CTCCTCATCTGCGTTTTTCCCACCTGCATGCCAATCATCGAACACTTCGACGCCTCTATCCCGCAGGATCTTTGCGACTATCGGTACTTCTGGATTTCGCAACGAACCTATCAAGTAGACTAACATTCATTCTCCTAATCGTGATAAAAGTGATTTGTCGTGTACTTTGCGGGCACACCCTTAGCGATCTCGCCGTCAGGCACATCTACGGAGACGACGGCTCCGGCTCCTACAGTCGCGTTTCGTCCAATGGTGACGCCTGGGAGGATGACGGCTCCTGCGCCGATTGCACAGCCGTCCAGTAAGCTTGGAGGTAGTCTAGTGTAACCTGTATGGCCAGCCCTTGGGTAGCGGTCATCGGTAAGCGATCCATTAGGTCCAACAAAGACACTCGTGCCAAGCGTAGCTCCTCGGCAAATAAAGGCCCCGTGCTGAATGCGGGTTCTGCTTCCAATCCTCGCTCCTTTTCCGATGTAACAGTTTGAGCCGATGACGACATCATCCCCTATCGTTACGTCGTCTTCTATGGTGGTGAATTGCCAGATCACACAGTCATCTCCGTACACAAAATTTCTGCCTAGAAAAGGTGAATGGAACTGTCCCTTGTGCATCATTCCTCCTTCAGGCTTATCTCTGTCACCCGCTTAGGCCCGTTCGGATACATCTCATGGAGCTGCTTGCTCAGGTCTTCTGCCCACGCATACAGATCATTCTTGATGACAGGCGGTCTGTCATCATTGATGTTCCCGCGTTCATGTCCATCAATCAAAACAGCAAGACAAGCCAGTGCATTCGCAAGATGGGGTACATGAGTTTTATGATCTGCCCATTCACCACGGTCGTAATACTTACCGACGTGACGCCGAAGCCCTGCGATATATGTGCTGACGTTGACGCCCGTTTCTCGGTAATTATACCCACCATATTTGCAATCTCCTTCTGTCATCGCTACCGCACCGTAGATTGTTGCGGTCTCAGGGAACAAGGTCAGGTCTACGCGATGAGTCGCTGCCCTGTCTTTTGGGTTTGTCGGTTTCATATCGAGTTGATGACAGTCACCTGGACCCCACTGTTTAGCAAGTTCGCTTATGTTAAGGTTGTCAATACTGCAGACAGGATCTTGCTCTGGCTTGGGCTTAACTTTGATCGTTACGGAAGTCAGCTTGCTCAAGCAACCAGGGTTATTGGTGTACATGTGTGCTTCGTGTTTTGAATCTAGATGGTCCCACGTTACAACAGGCCAACCCTCCAATACACCATGTGTACCTTTTTCAAACTCAGTCACCGTGCCTTTACTGCCAATAGGAACTGCGCTCGTGTTGCAGTCAACGATACGCACAACCCGCTCCCCTAGTTTGAACTTCGGTTTTGATTTCTTTGTTGACACTATTCCTCTCCTTCGTTCTTGCGCGTAATAATCAGCTTCCGCGCACCCTTGCTAACAACCTTCTTGGTATACTTCTTGGTAAGGCGCTTGATCTCGTCTAATAAGCCTTTGTACTGAGCATGCCCCTTCGGATCTTTCTCGGCAAACTTCTCTTCATCAAAGGCCTCAGTTTCTTTGTCCTTCTCAAACTTGTAAAGACAGGTAAATGTCGGGCTATCGACTTCTTCAAGCTTCTTGGCTTCAAGTTGTTGCTTGATCTCAGTATTCAGTTCATCTTGCTCGGTCTTCGCTTCCTTCGCTTTGGTTCGTGCTTTGTCATACTCATCAAACAACTTATCAAATGACTTTACCATTACAAACATCCTCCTTATTGCAAGCGTTTCACTTGCTGACATTCAAGCATAAACGTACCTTGTTCAGCCTCCTGCCGGTAGACTTGCACCATGCCTTGAGTCACTTCGACTCGTGCGTCTTCACACTCCTTCAACGTCGCGTAGGTTTCTATCACGGCAGTACGCGGAGGCGTCACCTGGGCAAGGGTTCCGTCATTTAATATCACAGCGGTAATCGTCATTAGCAGTATCCACATTTGGCCCCCTTATGCAAATTTCCTTTTCAGATAGCCCATGCTCACAGCCATTTCATCAAACATGCCGTCCTTAACCTCGTGAAGCATGTACATCCCGCGCCAGTGATTATTCGTGAACGGCGACATATACTCTTCTGCATGCTGGTAGAAGCTCCCACTGATAATCGCCGTCATGTCCCGCCCATCCGCACGCTTCGAGTAAGCAATATCTCGGCCTTGCTGGTGTCCTGCGTAGGCCGACATGTGTAGCTGTTTCAAAATTTGGCTGGCAGAGGTGATCGGTCTCCCCATGACTCCGCTTGGAAAGTAATGGCACAGTGCTATCCCTCCAATCGTGACTGGCTGCAAGAATGGAATCACATCCCATCCGTAGTCTGCATACTTCAGATCCTCGATGGAGATGAGTCCTTGCAACTTTGGATCATTGTTGACTGTTCGCGTAATCCTGTCTTCATGATTGCCGAGGGTGAGAATCAGCTTCGGCTTCCACCCTGGCACCTTGGCCAGCTCGTTCACAAACAAGTCCATTGCACGGTGTACGCTGTCGATATCCTTCTTGTACCGCAAGCCTTCCAGTTGCAGACTGCCATTCTCGTTGTGCGTGCTAAGCGAAGTCATGTCGCAGAAATCACCGATCTGGACGATGACATCCGGCTGCTTCTTGGCCAGGTATTGCCCTGCCCACTTCAGATGGTCAATTGGCACCAGCGGTCTGACTTGCGTATCAGGGATGACGGCAATACGGAGCCCGTGCTTCGCACCCGCCACAGTCCTGCTTATCATCGGTCGTGCGAATGGAGCAGCAATTCCGTTGGCTTCTTTCCGTGAATCACGGTAACGCTTGTCTCGTCGCTTACTATCCTCGTAGTTCTTATACGGCATTTTGCCCCTTCGTCAACACGTTCAGAATCTTCTCTATGATATAGCGAAAATACTCTATGTTATCGCTAGCAGCAAAAAAGAAATGGTTAGCAAGTTCCTGCCTTATAAGAAGCAGCGCGGCTATTTGTTCTTGCTTTGTTTGCCCTTCGCACGCTTGCGGTTTAGCACTCGTTAATTCTGCGTTTACGGATGCAACGGCTTTGCGTATGACTAGGGCTCTAGCCTCTTCTATTTCCCAAGGTGTCATGTCTTGCTCATAAAGCTACAATTTGAGATAGAGGTATTATTGATTGAACACGTTTTTACAAGTGCTTCTAGTGCCGCGACTTTGACCCCTTCTGCACAAGACGTTTTAAGAATGTCCATAATCACTTTACCGACAGCAACAACACTCTTGCTGTCAGTCGCAATGTTGATTGAGGTATACGGCTTAGTCTGTTTGTTTTTCATCAAAACTCCTTTTCTTCTCCGGTATCTTCGCACACAACAGTACGGACAACATGAGTCGGTGTAGGAGCATACATTCTAAAATAATCAACAGCGGATTCTAAGCTTGGCGCTTTCATCTCAAAATGTTCTTCTGTTATTATTACAAAACTTTACATGCGAGTCTCCAGTCTTTCTCAGAACGCAGGTACGCCGCAGTCCTATCGAACAATTCGGCATGTTCGGTCTTCCGTCTGCCGACCATATATTTGTTACAGAAGTAGTCCAACAACCCGCGTACCTTGCCAAACTTGACCCCAGCTTTCTTTTCTGCTTTAGACAAGTGCTGGTGATCGACGTTCAAATTCTTCCCAGGCTTTGGCTTACGTTTGCAGATCCAACACTTCCCGTCTCCATGTGCTAACATGAGCTTGTAAATGCGTTCGTCAATGCCATATTTGGCTAACAGATATTTGTCACGTTTACTAGGCTTCATACTGTTATGTCAAAATCAGGGTCATATGAACCTATGACTTTCCAGTTGTAATCATTGCACAAAGGAAAATTTTTGCCTACAATGGCGTCAAACTTCATAAGCTTTGCTTTGGCCATTGCTTCTTCTAACGAAGGAGCTTTTATGTCAACGTCAATCCAAGCTTTAACTAAAATCCCAACGCTATACGTGTGTTGTGCCAGTTTCTTTGCCATTAATCTATCTCCCTTGCAGCTTTTACTTGCCTGTCACGGAACCAAAACGAGTTGACCCTGTCAAGCGTCGTTAGATGACCGTGAAACTTATGATGCCTGTTCTTGACCACATGTACGTCCACCACAGCTGAGTTGTTTTCATCTGGTAGGAGTAAATCAAATGCAGCATCGGCTGCATACTCGATCTCACCTGACTCTTTATACCCTGACATGCTGGCTTCATCATAATGTGCTCGGTTCTTTTCTGAGATGAGAAGGATATGATGTCCAAACTGTTTCAAGGCTTCCAGCTTGTGGACCCACGTTTCCAAACTCTCACGTCGAAACGTAATGCCTTTTGCCACTTTTTGAATGCTGTCTACGATGACCAAACAAGGTTCCTTCACCATTTCCAAGTCACGTTCCAGCATCCCAATGTTATGCCGGATGTATAAGCGACTGGTAGCCCGCTTGATCTTCTTGTCGTCACCCTTTAACGCTTTCTGAACATGCCAACGGATGACCGACTTCCCTTGTTCGAAGTCATAGTACAAAACTGGTCGATATAAAGCAGAGGTTAATAACCCAATCATTAAAGCCAGAGTAGACTTGCCAGCTGCAGGCATGCCAGATATCACCCATAATCCAAATAATCCTCCTACGAGTGTGTTAAACGAATGAAGTTCAGGTAGCTGTAACCCTTCAGGCGGGGTGACATCGTGCATGTCGTGAGACAAGGGAACTAGAGTGTTTTTATCGTGAACGTGAGCGGCAAGCAACCCTTTGAGCGCAAGTAAGCTATAGCCTCCGTCAGCGATTTGCGTACTGGCTTCGTTGACAAGATCGTTAATAATTGTTTTTCGTGCGAGCAAGTCAAGGACCGTTTCGATTTGCGGAGTCGCGGCTTTTTCGACTTCTTTAAGGAAGGGTCTAAACTCAGTAGGCTCTGCCCCCAGAACTTCTGTGGCATGGAGGAAGATGGCTTTGCAGGTAATGTCTTTCTTGTTTTCAAACTCCCTGATCGCTTTGTAGACATATTTGCCTTCCTTGCTTAGTTCGTCTAAATGAACTTTATCAAGAGACACATCGCCGTCGATGATGCCGCACAGGACGGCCTTTTCAAGTTCTTGATTCAGAGGGAGACGTGGCGAGTATGGTTGTTTGTGCTTCAATCTGTGCCTGCTTTCTCGCTTCTAGCTTTCGTACATTCTCCACCATCACATGCTCCGGCGTATGGCCAGACAGTTGTATCAACGATAATAGGTAGTGCAACACATCCCCCGCTTCGAGGACGAACGCGTCATGTAACTGGTGATCCTTACAGAGCACCCCGTCACGAATAATCTTCTTCACGATGTTTTGTAGCTCGCCAACCTCCCCACCAAGTGCGTTCGACACCGATAACAATTCCAATGCAGGCGCGGTCCAGCTGTCCTGATGAATAAGCGAGTGCCGGTTGTCTCGGACATACAACCCAAAGCTATGCAAGTCGATCTGGGTTTCGAAGATCTTTAAGCGCATTACTTACTCCATTTCTTTGTGTTCCAGCGTCCCTCTGGGCGGCAAAGGCTCCAGTGTCCACAATTGCCAGGTCCACACTTAAACTCACGACAAAGGGGAAGCATTGCTGGTTTCTTTTTCTTCAGTGCTAATGTCAAAAGCTTTACCGTAGCCACAATCTGCTTGCGATAACTAGCCATATCCTTCTTTGTCCATGTGATCTCATAGGCTCTGAACTGTGGGAATGTTCCCCATCCTTTTTTGCTGTCTTTGCCCATCAAGCGTAACACTACGAGACGGCCAACCAAGCTCAGCTTCGCAGTCATATAAATGTATAATTGTTCTAAATATAACGACAGGTCCTTGTTCGTTTGCTCGTTCAACGCTCGGCTTGTCTTCAATTCGTAAGGAATACCGTTCGGGCTGTCCTTTGACTTGATCTGCTTCTCCCAATCGTTCGAAAATGAGATGCCTAATGACTCGTCCCATGTGCCTCCTACGTCCGTGTCTTTCAGGCTAAGCCCTTTCTTACCGTTCATTGCAGTAGAAAAGAACGCATGCAAGACCTTGCCAACCATGAAATTCCCAGTCATCTTCGGCGTGACTTCTTCCTCGTGCTGTCGGTTCCAATACGCCTTGCGTGGATCTAGCAGGTCACTGGCATGGATACGGGGGTCACGTTCTTTACCTTCCCCCTTCAACCATTCTTTCGTAGTCTCGACCAGGGCATCCTCCGCGTCTAGATGACGCTCAATTTGTAATTTCGGTAAGTTCAGCATTTATTCCTTTGAATGCTTCGCCACGACTGGCATAGTTCCGAGGCTGGCAGTTTACTCGTGGCTAACATTAATATCCAACAGTCCAGCAAGCTTCGACACAAAACCCTGCTTAGGTGTTTTGCTCCACTGACTATGCACGTTGGGATTTACGCTTGACTCAAAACAGATTTACACTGTTTGGCTTTTTCAAGCAAGACAGACATATCCAGATTCTTGCGCAGATGCTTCGGAGTCTGGATGAAATCTTGAACGTAGTCTACGAATTGATACAAGTGGGCGAGTGTGTCGTGTTTACTTAACTTACCAGTCGGGCTTAGTGCGGCTTGACTTGCGCTTGCTTGTCTCCCTATTCGCTTTGCCTGACTTTGACTTTCTGGTAGGTTCTTTATCTTCTTCCTGGTCATCTTGTGCATCGTCTTGGTTGTCGTCATCGTTGTCATCCTGGTTGTCGTCTTCTTCCTTGTCTCGGCGCGAACTAGAACTAGACCGCCCACGTTCACGGGGTTTCTCTTCTGAGTCACCGACGAAACATTGCAACGAGAACACTGGATCTTTCCGGCTTTTCTTCTTGTCGTTCTCCCACAGCGAGAACACCATTGGGGCATCAGCCTCCAGAGCTTCCTCGCATCGTTTAATCAAATCCTCAAGTTGATCGACCTTAACTCTGCCGGTATGTAACAGGTCGTTACTCTTGCTTGGCCAAAGTCCAGTCAACCGAAAGTATTTATCACTACCGTTACCTTTACGCTGCTTGCTTCGAAATGCCATAGATCCTCCGTGTTAGTTATTGTTCAACTTCAACGTCATACTCAAGCATACCTGCTTCGTCATACTCCGTCAGCTCCTCGTCCGTCTCAAGAAACTCATCATTCTCGTCATACTCAGGCTCAATAAGCACATCAGACTTCTTCGGCTTAACAACCTTCTTGGCGGTTTGCTGAAAGAGTTGTTTGCCATTCTTTGCAGATTTCTTTTGTGACGGGCGGATAAACTTCTTCTTACCATGTTTCTTGGCTTTCTTGACTGCGATCTTTGCTACTCCTGCCATGACTTCGCCTCCTCTGTGTCAATGATAATAAATGCCTGGACCTGCTGGATGCCCGATATCTGTCTCAACGTAGTAGCGTGGAGGCATGGCGTGAAAGCTGTTACACGCCCGATGCTTGTACTCTAGTTGACGCTTCAGCATCCTGGCCGCTTGGCGGGTTTGCAAGTCTTCTGCTACAACCTCTTCCGTCGTACTATCGACAATGCGATATCGTTTCATGACTTCATTCCCCAATGCGGACCTAGGTTTGTGTCGATACTCAACGGCGTATCGAAAGCCGGAAGCAACTTGCGTAACGTCGGCACAGATTGCATTATATCGTTCGTCACCTCCTGTGTTTTCTTCTCCATGCCCTTTGGAATGTCTTCTACTAGGTCATCATGTACCTCGATACAGATAATGGGCATGTGTGGCCACTTCTTCTCCATCAATGCTGTTTGGTAGTCCACATAGCTATACTTAAACTGTCTGAGGAATGCTGCCTCAAGATCGACTAGGGCAGATCCGGTAACGTAGGCAGCAAGACTTTGGATGGGGTAATTGATAGACTGATTGATAACGTGAGCTTTGAACCGCATAAACACTTTATACGCAACCTTGTCGGACCTTTCAGGCTCAGGAGGAAGGGGAAGTCGTCGTACTTGTCCCACAGCGTTCGTAACAAAGCCGTGCTCCAATACCTGGGCTTCTTGATCTTCGTGAAACCGTTTGACACCAGGAAACAACTCGGACAAGAATCTATCGAGAATGTCACCCGCTTTTTCTGTGTGTCTTTTGTAGTTAGAATCCAGCTGGACACCTTGACTCCATATATCGTCGGCTAATGACCATTTCTTTTTGTTGTAGAGAATCGCCAGAACAAGCGACTTCATCATGGTGTACTCTTTGGTATTCTTCTCTACAGTCTTCTTAAAGAAATCCGTTCCAATTTTAATATACCCGTTTGGATACTTTGTAAAATACTCAGTAAGTTTGTGTTCGCCTGTGACCCATCCGCCGACAATCGGCTCAAGCTTTGAATAATCGTTGTCTGCAATGCTCCCGCCTCGATACCGAGAAACAATAATGTTTCTAACTCTGACTGGGAGATTTTGAAAATTTGGACCTGCTGATGAACGCCTGCCTGTTTTCGCGGCCAAAGCGTTAATGTGTACTGGTATCCAATATCGCCCATCATTTAACCTCACAAACTGTTTTTCGAGTCCATCCACGTAGGTTGTCTTGAGCTTATCGGCTTTGGAGTATGATAAAAGGGCCTGGATTTCTGGATAATCATCTTTGTATTCCTTCAGATGTTTCACTGAGGCTGAAGCTAAACCGCTTTTAGTATATGATTCGATATCCAGACCCAACTTACCATAGACAAGCTCTCGCACATCGTTATCTTTTGACGCTACGAAGTCGCTTATCCCCAATTTTCTCGCAAACCTATCAAGAACTTTCTTTGCTTTACTCTCTTCCGCGTACACCTCGCGCTTCATCTTCTGAAACTTAGCCATGTCGATATACACTCCGGCATGTTTCATCCGATGCAGCGACATCGCTATTCGGTGTGTGAGGTGCTGTGGGCCTTGCGCTTCTGGCTCAAAAGCTTGAAAGACTTTAACTGTGGCCCACGCATCAAGCCTGCACCGTTCATCTCGCAGAGGAACAGGCCAGTGTGTAGGGTCTGGGCCAAGAGCCTCCGTTGGTGCTTTATAATCGTCGGCGTTGTATCGGGCGAGGAGTAAAGACTCAAGCGTATATCCACCCACTCCCCTGTTTTCGTCAGCAAGCTTAGCAAGTAAGAGGGTGTCTCGTTGTTTGTTTCCACGTAACCATGCCTCCATCGCGAGTGTAAGGCCTGAGACCTTGGCTTTCAGAAGCGCATCCAGATCGACAGGCAAGTTGTGGCCAATGATTGTAGCTTGAGATAGCAGAGGCGATAACCTGCCAAGATTCTTAACATCAACCGTGATAGCCCGATCCCCATCAGATATCGCTCCGCACAAGACAGCTTGCGGTGTGTACTCAGTATCGAAACCGATATACCCTTTTTTTGTGGTAGGGACTGCGTTTTTAGGAAACGCGAGTTTCGGTCTGTTGAATCTTTCCAAATCCTCTTTGAACCGTGCGGCTTCATTTGGCGATGTTCCTAACTGGGCTATGCTTGATGTTCTGAAATATGTAAACGGCTGAGTCACTGAAGCTGAAGCCAGCTTTCTTCCTCGTTGCCTGGGCAGCTTGCCTGGTGTGCCTTTGTTGCAAAGGCTTTTACCAGCGTTCGGTCCCATAGCGACGACAAACTTTGGGTGTAATTGCTCAACGCTGCGGAAGACAAAAGGGGCGCACGCTCTAATTTGCGCCATCTTCGCGGCTTTAACCGTTCTACATCTGAGCACAGGCATGAACGCAACTTCTTCGCATTTGATGCCTGCTTTCTGTAAGATCTGTTGAAGTTGTTTCCCACCAAGACTTTTGAAAGGCGAGCCTGTTCTTTCATACTCGGTCGAGTTGTCACCTATCAACAAAAATTTGTGTGTATAGTTATCTGGAATATAAGGCTGTATAAAAGGCGAGCGGCATCCTCCGTCAAATAACCCGCATTTAATGCAAGAAACATTTTCCTCAGAAGCTAGGCTGAGCTTCTCTGCCTGGATGAGTTTTAACTCTTTTGTTTTTGGCTTGCGTAAACTTACCTGCCCATCTGACGTTGCCTGCTTCGTAGTTCCCATTTACATCAATCCTATCTAGGCTCATGCCTTCAGGCCTCTTTCCAAGCTCAGCGTAAAACTCTTTAAAACTTGTAAACAAAAACTTTATACCTCGTCCGCCGTAGTTACAATAACGATCAACATTAGGATTATTACATCTAGCTTTTGCCCATGTAAATGTTTTGTATTCTATCGTATGATACATTTTATGCAATTCACGCATTGGATTAGGAGTATCCCAATTTAGCATATTGGTTTGCTTTCGGTACCTGTGCATGCGGCACAGAGCATGATGGCCTCTGTTACAAGATTGTCTTTTGTTTTTGCATCCTTTTACCTGACACGGAAAATTCATCAAAATACCTCGTTAAAAGGTTTGCGCTTTCCTTTACTGGCAATTCCGCAAGGTCTTTTGATTTTGAAAATGTTCCCATCCTGCAATTGTAACCTTGAGAAGAAATAAAGGTAACAACTTTGACAGCTGCTGCCCCGCTGTCTCTATCCAAAAGCACAAGCACAGGAAGCTCTTTGTTATCTTCAATTAACAAACATAAATGAAGCAGAGTGGCTTGCGAAGGCATCATCCCCATAAGAGCATAGGCGATATATCCGTGCATGGCTGCTCGTGCCGCGCAGAAAGCGCCTTCAACCACCACTGTTCCTTTTGCTCGTTTTAACGGAAGCATCCGCACTAAGGCTTCGTGCCTAGGCCCTTTCGGGCTTTGATACTTCAAATGCGCCTTGCCTGTTGTGTCGCGTGCTTGAAAATACTTGTGACCGGCTTTGTGTGTAACACATGGTATTACGATTCTTATAAAAGTGTCCACCGCACGCGCCGATTCGTACCAACCATTGGCGCGAGTAACCGCCTCGTCTATATTTCTCACAGCAAGATACTCGTACATGTGCTCTTGACAAATAGACTGCGGAGGAAGCGTGATGTTCATCGGATGCTCATTCAGCTTTCGCTCTTGTACTTCGTGATCGTAAAACATATTACCTTCCCAATTCAGGTGCGGGGTATTCATCTGACCGGACTTTCAACGTCAGCGTGATGCTTTGCGTCACAGGTTCGAATGCGAAGCGGTATCCCGCGTAGGTATGCGACAAGCTGGCCAGGTCTGCCAGGTTGAATTCGATTTGCCCCCCCAGCTGCAGCAACAAGTAGTTTGTCATCAACTGCTGTAGTTCAACGGCTGCGACGGAGGCTGGATTCAGGTAATACTCGTTAGACTCGTTCATGATTTCCCCTTTCGTAGGTAACATGTCCCCAAAAGTGATTCCATCGCAAAACCGCCCATCCTGTTGATAAGACAGGCGGTTCTAGGTACGTAGTTTACCCTATGCGAGTGGTTTTTGGACCTTGGAATTACTTGTATTCAGCCAGCGCGGTTTGCAGTTTGCGCTTGGCCTGGACGTAGACACGCCAGAGATTATCGCGTGAAACGCCGTGGAGAACGGCGAGATCGTCCAGCGTATCAGTGTTGTTAGCAATCGCGCGAATGATAATTTGCTCTAGCGGAGTCAGGTTCAACAGTGCATTGTTGACATCGAAATCTCGATCTAGCTCTGGCAATGAAAGCAAATCGGCTTCGTCGATACTCATTCGCACACGGACATACTTACCTTGCCCTTGGATCGTGTGACAATACGAGCATACTTTATCGTTGTACGCTGTTGTCACCAACTCATCACGAAAACAAAACGGGCATTCGGTATCAAGCGGTATGCGCTCACGATCATACTCAATGTTGTCTGTATCTT